CGCAGGGCGATATGGAAGCGACTTNCCGAGGACCCGGGAGTCACGGCGCTGGTGGGCAACCGGATCTACTACCAAGTCCGGCCTGACGGCGCCACCTATCCCTGCATCGTCCTCAACGTCGTCAGCGTCGTACCGCGGCGGGACCTGGACGGCGTCGCCTGGACGGAAACGCGAATCCAGGTCACCGCCATGGCGCAGACGGAGCCCGTAGCCGAGGCAGTCGCCACCGCGGTGCGCCAAGCGCTGGAGGGCCTGCANGGGNCNGTGGCTGGACTTCCCGTCATCAGNGCCCGGGTAGAGCAGGGCGTTGTGATTTTCCAAGAGGAGAGNGGACAGACGCACCACNATGTGGACGTGGTGGTCATGCACAAGGGAGGTGTGTAACTCATGGCCGAGACCACTGGCCTGAGGACCAAGTTCTATCGTTCGGACGACGGCACGACCTGGGAGGAAATCGCCCAGATCGCCAGCATCCAGCCGCCGCAGCCCGAGCGCGAGGTCGCGGAGGTCGACGAGCTGGACCCGCCCGGCGATGTGCGCAAGAAACTGGCGGGGCTTATCGACGCCGGCGAGGTCGTCGTAACTCTCAACTTCGACCACACGAACCAGGGCCACGTCGANCTGGAGCAAGACTTCAGGGATGGCACCGCGAAGCATTATCGGATCAAGTTGCCGACCGGCTGGGGTTGGACGTTCCAGGGTATCGTGACAGCCTACCAGCCGCAGGAGATCACCTCTGGTGACGTGGTGCAGGCNCAGGTGACGATCACGTTGACTGGCGTGTATACCTTCGGGCAGATCACTGGTTAACGGGGTGAGAACATGGCTCTATTGAGCCGCGACGCGATCTTGCAGGTTAACGACCTGCCTACCGAGACGGTATCGGTGCCGGAATGGGGCGGTGAGGTCATTGTCCGTGGCCTTACCGCGGCCGAGCGGGACCAATTCGAGCAGTCCATCGTGGAGGCCCGCGGCAAGGATACCCGGGTGAACCTGCGAAACATCCGGGCGAAGCTCGTTACCCTTTGTGTCGTCGACGAAGAGGGCAAGCGGCTGTTCAAAGACGAGGATGCGGAGTTGCTGGGCCGCAAGTCGGCAATGGCGCTGAACCGTATTTTTGAGGTTGCGCAACGTCTTTCTGGTCTGCGGCCCGAGGACGTGGAGGAACTGGCGGGAAACTGAGGGCCAACCCAACCCGGAGGTTTATCTTCCGGTTGGCGTTGGCCCTTGGCATGACAGTCGGGGAGCTCCTGCAGCGCATGTCGTCGCGGGAGCTCTCCGAGTGGATGGCGTTCTTTTCGCTGGAGCCTTGGGGCACCGAGGTGGAGGATTGGAGGGCAGGGCTCATCGCGTCAACGATAGCTAACAGCTATCGGGACCCGAAGCGCCGGCGCAAGCCGTATGAGCCCAAAGACTTCATGCCGCGATATGAAGCGTCGCAAAAGACGGAAGAACAGAGCTGGGAAGAGCAAGCTCGCATCCTCGAGATGTGGGCTCGTTTATTGGGGAACAGCTCCGACACTTAACCTGGGGAGGTGGGTTTAAGTGGCTGACCAAGAACGTTCTCTCGGACGTCTCATTTACGAGCTGGAGGCCGATACTACTCGCCTTAACCGCAAACTGCGCGCCATCGTTAAGCATTTGTCGGCTCTGGCAGATGAGTTGGATGTAATTGACGCCAGCGACGGACGGAAGTCGACAGATACGGACGTTAGGGACGGACGTTAGGGACGGATGATGAGCCGCCCCTTCTTTTTGCATGGAGGGCGAAAGAGCATGGCTCACATCAAGATCCGAGGAGAGCACAATCGGATAGTGGTCGAGGTTGATGGTTACAGGCTCCGGAATGTCAGATCGATCCGGTTTGGTGCGTCCGTAGACGATATCGCAGAGGTTTCGGCAGAACTCATTGCCACGACCGTGGACTTCGATGTTCATGGTCGCTTCGTGCCGTTGCTGGACCTGGTCGATGCAGACGTGTTCGAGCGACAGGCGACCAGGGAGCTGTACGAGCGACTGAAGGAGCGCTTCGAGGGTCACGGGCATTNCGAGTGATGGGTTTGGGAGCGGACCGGGATTCAGCTTAGGCCGCCCTCGGGCGGCTTATTCTCGTTCGGGAGGTGACGAAGCGGAATGGCAACCGTAAGCACGTTCAACATTGCACTGGTGGCTAGCACCGGCCGCTTCGTCAGATCCATCGCGAAAGCCGAAANGCAGTGGAATTCGTTNTCCCGATCCGTCCAGCGCCAGGCGAAAACGCTTCCCAAGGCCATTCAAGATGCATTGCCTGCAAGCCTCGCTCTGGGCCGAAATGTGGCTAAGTGGGCTGCGGTGGCTACTGCAGCCATCAGCGGATTGTCGGCCGCGGGAGTTAAGTTGGCCGCGGACTTCGAGCAGTCCCAGATCGCTTTCGAGACCCTTCTTGGCTCGGCGGAGCGAGCCGAGCGATTCCTCCGGGAGCTCGAAGTTTACGCCAGAAAAACCCCGTTCGGCTTTGTTGGGCTCCAGCAGTCGGCCCGGCAGCTCCTGGCTTACGGATTCACGGCTGACAAGGTGCTGGCCATGATTACGCCCATCGGCGACACCGTTGCTGCCATGGGCGGAAGCCAGCAGATGCTGGAGGCCATCATTAGGGCCCTCGGCCAAATCCAGGCCAAGGGCAAGCTCGCCTCGCAAGAGTTCTTGCAGCTCACGGAGCAGGGAGTAGCGGCATGGCAGATGCTGGCCGAGTTCCTGGGCGTCTCGGTGCCGGAAGCCATGGATCTGGCCTCCCAGGGCGCAATAAGTTCTGCTGTTGCCATCGAGGCCGTGCTGCAGGGCATGACCAAACGGTTCGCCGGNGCCATGACCNGGCAAGCNACGACGATAGCGGGNCGTTGGGAGCAGATCAAGGACTCGGTGACGACCATCGTCCGTGCTTGGGGNCAGGACGTTGTCCGCATCACCGGGCTGGCCGCGGCNATGGGCGTCCTGGCTGACGCCATCGAGCGCGTCGCCGACGCCGTGTCGTTGCACGGCTTCGTTGGGGCCTTGGAACGGGCGTTCCCGCCTTGGGTCGCTCCTGTCATCATCGGTATTACCGGCGCCATCATGGGCGGACTTGTGCCGGCCCTTGTGGCATGGCTCATCCCGGCGCTAAAGAAGTTGGGCGTATCGTTGTGGGCCACGCTGCGGCCGCTGACTCCGTGGATGGCTGTAGGAGCNGCCGTNGCGCTGACCGCCTACGTGTTGGCTCGCAACTGGGGTAATCTGGCCGAGGTCGGGCAGCGCGTGTGGACGGTTCTGGGCGGCGTGGCNNTGTATGGGGCTTCGCTTGTGGTGCGCGGCTCCGCACTAATCTACCAGGCGCTGTCGTGGATCGTCCCGGCCTTGCGCGGCACGGCCGAATCGGTTATGGCCTATGCCAACTCGCTCCGCGACAGCGCCCTGCAGGCGATTCAGTCCGCTACTGCCAGTGCTCGAGTCGCCGAGCAGGTCGCAGAATCGGCCAGCACCGCGGAGCAGGCGGCNCAGGCTCAAGAGTATCTGGCCGAGGGGCTGGAAGCGGCCCAGAAGGCGGCCCAAGGCGGCATCCAGTCGTTCGACGAGGTCCACCAGGTGCAGGAGAGCCTGTTGGACTCGTTTGAAATTCCGGAGTTTCTGCCGCTGGACGTGGCTCTGCCTAGCATCGACACGGCGGCCGGCATGGCCGAGGGGCTGGCCGCACTGGAGGGTGTCATTACGAGCATTGGTGAGGCGGCCTCGCGTGCCTGGGACCACCTGACCCAGTCNATGGAGCCTGTGCGGCAGGCGGTCGAGTGGCTGCGCCGTGAGTGGCCGGGTCTCGACGTGGTGCTGGAGAATACGGCGGCCATCATTACGTTTACGCTCGCACCCGCGCTGACGCTGGCGGCCGCCCGGGCTACNTGGTCTGCGGCGCAGCAGGTTGCGGCCTGGGTGACGACGCAGGCCCAGGCCGTCGCCTCCATTGCGACGCAGGTTGCCAACATGGCGGTCCTGGCCGCTCGTTGGATCTGGCTCGGCGCCGTCGCCGCGGCCCAGGGTGCTCGGGTGGCGGCCGGTTGGGTCATCGCAATGGGACCGATTGGCTGGGCGATTGCCGCGGCGGCTTCGCTGGCGGCGGCAATCTGGTACTACTGGGATGATATCGTGGCCGCCGTAGCCACGGCACAGGCGTGGTTTGACGCCAATGTTGGGCCGGTGTGGGAGCGGGTCAAAAGCGCCGTGCTCGAGGCATGGGAGACCCTGCGCAACTCGGCCAGCGAGGTATGGGCCGCCATCGAAACCGCGGTGCGTACCGTCATCGATTGGGTGGCGGTGGACGTGCCGGCGGTATGGGAGGACGTTAAGAACGCCATCAGTGAGGCTTGGCACGCTCTAGCAGGTGTTGCTAGCGAGGTATGGCGTGGAATCAAGTCGACGATCCAAGCTGTCCTCGACTGGGCTGACCAGACCATCGGTGCTGTGTGGGAGACAGTCGCCAACGCTGTGACGGGCACCTGGAACGCTCTCGGACAAGCCGCCGATGTGGTATGGGCGGGTATCAAGGCCGCTGTGTCGGCTGTCTGGGAGTGGGCCGAACAGAACGCCGCTGCGGTGTGGCAAGGTGTCACCGGTGCCATCCAGCAGGCGTGGGACGGGCTGTCCAGCACCGCGACGACAGTCTGGAACACCATTAAGCAGCCCATCGAAGCCGTCTGGAATTGGGCCGGCGAGCAGGCATCGGTGATTTGGGGCGCCGTGTCGTCTGCCATCACGTCCGCTTGGTCCACCGTCGAGGACGCGGCGAGCCGGGTATGGTACGGCATCAAAACGACCATCAACACCGTTTGGGCCTGGGCGTCGGAGCAGGCGGGCGCCGTGTGGAGTGGTGTTTCTGGTGCCATCACCGCTGTTTGGGATGGCCTGTTGGCTGCCGCTACCGCGACCTGGGAAGCGATTCGCGCCGCCATCTCGGCGGTTTGGACCTGGGCGGATACTCAGGCCAGCGCCGTGTGGACGGCCGTCCGCAGCGCCATTGAGGCCGCGTGGACGGCTCTGGCCGAAACGGCGACAACCGTCTGGCAGTCCGTGCGCACCGCCATCGAGGCCGTGTGGACGTGGGCCGTGGACGCCGCCGGCGTCGTGTGGGGCGCTGTTGCGGATGTCACCATCGCAGCGTGGGACNGGCTGGTTACGGTCGCATCGAGCACTTGGGCGGCCATCCGGGCGGCCATCGCCGCGGCATGGGATGGCCTGGAGAGCTGGGCGACGGCTGTTTGGGACGGCGTCGCCAGTGTCACCAGTGCGGCATGGGCTGCCCTGCGCGCCGCAGCGGAGCTGCAGTGGTCCATCATCCGCGGCATCATCACGGGCGATTGGGAGGCGGTCGTCGAGGGTGTGCGAACGGCGGTCGACGCCATCAAGGCCGCCGTGGAGTCGATGGTCAACCGCGTACGCCAACTGGTGCAGGCGCTGCGAGACAGCGTCCTCGGTTGGTGGGATGAGCTAACTAGCGGGCTCATCGACGGAGCCCGCAACATCGCCGAAAAGGTGGGCGGATGGTTTTACCGGCTCTACGACGTGCTCGTTGGGCACTCCATCGTGCCCGACCTGGTCGAGGACGTCACGAGCTGGTTCCANCGCATGGGGACGCAGACCACGGGCATCGTGGGTCAGATGACCAACACCCTGANGGGNCANTTTGGCCNNGGGTACAGCAACATCTTGAGCCAGTCGGCATCGTTCGGCGACGCCATGATGGGCTGGGCCGGGACGCTGAGCACCGGCCTTCAGGCGGCCTTCACCCAGGCGTTCCAAGGCATTCTGAGCGGCACTATGTCCATGAGTCAGGGTGTTCAGTCTGTACTGAGCGCTCTCGGCCAGTCGGTGCAGCAACTGCTGGTCAACCGGTTGGCACAGGCGGCCAGCCAGTCGCTTGGCACATTTGGCCAGTGGGTTGTGGGTGTGCTATCGCAGGTTGGCGCCGTCATCGTCGGCGTCATTCAGCAAGCCTATGCAACGCTCGTGGCGTTTTTCGCCTGGTCTGGGCCGCTGGCTCCGGTNTTGGCNGCCGGTGTCATCGCCGCAGCCATCGCAGGCATTGGCTCCCTCGCCAGCCAGGCGCTCAAGGCCATTCGTATCCCTGGACTGGCCGAGGGCGGCATTGTGACCGGGCCTACGCTGGCGATGGTCGGCGAGGGCTACCGCCGGGAGGCCGTCATCCCGCTGGAGCGCGACAACGTTATTGCCGAGAGCGTCGGCCAAGCGGTGTTCGAGGCCATGATGACCGCAGAAAGGTTCCGTCGGGCCTCGGGCGGCGAGGCGGNAAGCGGCCAGCGGGAGGTCGTGCTGCGCATCGACGGCGCGACGTTCGCGCGACTCATCCTGCCGCACCTGGTCCGTGAGGGCCAGCGGCAGGGCATGGACGTGGTCATCCGTCCGACCATGGGGGTGTAGCAGGTGGCCACGATCCGCATCGCAGGAGTCGAGGTCGCCCGGCCCGCGGAAGTGCGGGTCGGGCGATTTGATTTGACCAAGAGCAACAGATCGGCGTCGGGTGTCATGGTGATGGAGGTCGTGCGGGCCGGGATCCGGCGGGTGGACGTCACCTGGCGCTACCTGCCGGATCCGCAACTGCAACAGATTCTCGATCTCATCGCGGCCCACAAGCCATTCATGTTGCTCGAGTACCCGGACGCTGGGGGCCAGCAGCAAATGATGGCCTACACCGGCGATATCAGTTACAGCGCGTGGCACAGCCGAAACGGCGTGCGGTATTGGGACGAGATTACTATCCCATTCATCGAGAGGTGACCCCCTGTGGCTCGCGTTGCGATTGCTCGGCAGCAGGTNTCGGATGCCGGGCTAACGCCTGTCTTCTCCCCGGCCCACCCCGACGGCCATTCGGTGGNGAACTCGGGCGGTAGGCTCGTCCTCTACGTCCGCAACAACGG